CACATGACAGAACTATCAATAAGAACCAACAATAGAATATCAACAGGAAGCATTAGCTTCTCTGATACAGTATTTGGAGGAGACCTAGTAGCTAATACAGCCATATCAGGAATAGTACCACCAGGAGCAGACTTTATAATCTTTTCTTGTACAGGTGATTTCTTTGTATCATATGGTGGGGCTACAGCAGCAATACCAACTGGTTCTCCTGCACAAGGTATTATCGTAAGTGAATTGAACCCTAGTGTTAGGAATGTAGTAGCTGGTGAGGGTATTAGTATTATTGCTCCAAGTGATTGTAAGATTACTGTAGCTTTCTATACAAAATAATAACAACAAGAGGTAGGAGTACCATGAAGAAGATAATGACAACAACAATAGTAAGTGATGATGCTAAGTCCTATATGGTCTTAGCTAATGCCCTAGACATAATAGGGTTAGATGGTGTATACATTGTATATACAGAAGGTAACAATAGGGAACTATATAAGTTATATAAACACTATGTGGACATCTTTGGAGACCATATATATTTCATGACTAGTAAAGGGATTAACTTCCTAGAACACCATTCACAACTACTAGGAGGGGAATACCATGGAGTCTACTATGTTACAAAGCATCCAAAAGGAATTAAGTAATTGTGAACAAGTGGAGTGTCCTGTAGAACATAACTTCTCAGAAGGTATATATACACGTACAATACACATGCCAGCAGGCGCCTTAATAGTAGGTAAACAACACAAAACACAACATCTAAATGTAATACTACAGGGACATTGTGAGGTAATGATAGGCGGTGAGATACAAGATATCAAAGCCCCTTATACCTTTGAATCATTAGCAGGGAGTCAGAAGCTATTGTATATCTTCGAAGATACAATTTGGATGACAATACATGTTAATGAAGACAATGAAACTAATGATGCTATATTGGAAGATAGATATATAATGAAGGAGAGCACACATGGCGTGGTTCATGACAGGGATAATGATGGCATCAACAGCGATGTCAATAAGCGAAACAAACAAAGCAGCGGAAGATGCACAGGCAGCAGCAGTAGCTAGACAAAACGTAATGAATCAACAACGAGCACAGGAGATGGAAGAAGTACAAGCTGAGGCAGGACTAGAAGCTACTAACGAAGCTAGAGAATCATTAAGACAACAAGCATCAATACGAGCAGCAGCAGCTGAATCAGGTGTAGCTGGGGCATCTCCATTAAGAGAGTTAGCTAATGTATATATGCAAGAAGCTATTGATGTAGGTACAATTATAAGTAAAGAAGAAGCACAACTACGTACTATAGGTATGCAGTCACAGCAAACATATCTAGAAACACAAAGTAGTATTAATCAAGCAGAGTCACAGAAGTCAACAGGACTTGATGCAGCTCTGCAGATTGCTGCTGGTGGTGCTCAGGGTTATATGCTTGGAGGTGGCGGAGCAGCTACACCTGAACTAGCTGGTACTGGTACTGGTAGTTTTGCTGGCTACGGTCAATATATTAAATAAATAAAATAATAATAAGGAGGTATCTGAGGATGCTATTAAGAAAGTGTAAAAAATGTGGAGCTGAGGCATACACAGAAAAAGAAATAGACAAATGCATACTTGTATGTGCTAACTGTCATAGAATTATACACGCGGAGGAGAAAGAATAATGCCAAGAGAACAACGAACACAATTAAATAAGAGAAGAGGTACTGAGGTACCTTTAGGTAAATATGGATCAGGTAGAACACAAACAGTTAATATGCCTGCTGTTGCTCCAGTTAAATCAGATGGTGCTAAATTAGCAGAGGCATTTGGTATGGCTGCTCAAGCAGCTGGTAAGATTGTATCTATTGAGCAAGATAAGACACAAAAGAGAAAAGCTATCTTTGATGCTGTAGAAGGTAAAGGGGTTGGTAATGCTGAGGCACAAAGGCTAATTAAAGAAGCTAATGACTTACCACTAGAGCAGCGTAATCAACATATACAACAAGGTATGTCTAATTGGTTAGAGAACTATAGAGGCGCAGACACTACTGATGCTTTCCTTAGAGGAGGGCTACAAGGTTTTACAGGAGCTACTGATAAGTTTGAAGCTTCTAATAATAATGCCTTATTAAAGATACAAGAAAATAAATTAATGACAGCTACTATTAGTAGTCTTAAGACTGATGTATTGAATAATGAAACACACGCTAATATGATAGACACTATTAAAACAGTAAATGATGTAGGTAATGCACAAGCTGGAGAGATATATGTTAAGACTGTAGCTGCTATCATTAAAGAAGAAGCACAGACAGATCCTAACTATGATTGGCAAGAGGCTGTTAATACACGGTTGAAAGTTATAACAAAAGATGGTGTTGATTATGCATCACATCCTACATATGGTAGTATGATTGATGGACTAGAGTCTTCATTAACTACATTAGCGACTGCTAGAACAACAGCAATGACTAAAGCAAATAAACAAGTAGCTGTGAATACATCTAAGAGTCTATTAGCTACATTATATAGAGATGATGTTACTCCTGAAGAGCTGGTTCAAGCACAAGAGGACATTACTAATAATCAAGATATGTTTACACTAACACAATTTAAAACACTAGAGACAGCACTAGACAATGCTAAAGATGAGACAGGATATGCTCACACTAGTAATCCTGAATTATTTAGTAAAGCTAAGGTATTAGCATCAACAGGTAAATTATCTATAGAAGCTTTAAATATGTGGAAATCTACATTAACTAAGAGTGAATATAATCAAGTTTTTGCTTCAGCTGTTAAACATGAAGAAGAGATACAGGATACTGGTATATCTCTATTAAAGAATGGTATTAATGACCTAGAGAAAGCAGGTAGAAGACAAGTAGCTGAGATTAATGAGTTTGGTATTGTTATGAACCCACAAGATGCTGCTAAGGTTACTATGTATGATGGTATATGGAATTCATACTTAATTAACTACCAACAAGAGAATGGTGTATTGCCTCCATATAAGGAAGTAATTAAAGAGCAGAAAGACATTGTACAACAAGTTAAGAATGCTTTTGATGAAGAAGGCCAAGAGATAGGAACACCTATACCAACTACTGATGTAGGAGGAGAGCGTACAGGACTTGATAAACAAGAATGGTTACAGACAGCTACAACAGATGAGATTAGACAAGGCTTAGAAGATGGCTCAATTAAAGCTTCTGAACTACAGCCTACATCAAGTATTATGGATAGTGTGGTAGACGTGTTTTCACCAACAACACTACAAGCAGATGAGGAGCTAGGTATGGATAGAGTAATGAAAGACTTCTTAAAAGGAGCAGAGAATAATAGTAAAGTAGGTAGAGACTTTATTACTGGATTATGGGAGCCACATACGTCAGTAGAAGGCGGTAATGATACAATAGGGTATGGACATAAGCTTACTAATGCTGAACTAGAAAGTGGCACAATACACGGTATTAATTATAAAGATGGTTTAAATGATGATGAGATTGAAACTATCTTAGAGAAGGATATTGTAGAGCATGAGGAGAGAGCCGCTCGGTTTATACAAAAGAAGTATGATACTAAGTGGGGAGACTTAACTAATAAACAACAAGATATGCTAGCTTTATATGAGTTCAACGGAGTATTATCAATGTTCCCTGGATTCACTAAGGCTGTATTAGAAGAAGACTGGGAAACAGTTGAGAAGGAATATAAGGTATATAGTGGTGGTAGAGAGTTAGGTAGAAACGAAGCTTTCAAGAATGTATATATTAATACAGAACTTATGAAAGTAGAAGATCCTGAGTTCTTATCTGCTTATCAGGAGTTTGTAGATGGAACTAAGTAACGAAGAACTAGCTGCACAGTTTGTAGCTACTAGGCAGCCACAGCAGGTAGTAGAGGAAGAGCCGTCTACAACTGCTGAGATAGGTAGAGGATTAGCTAGAGGGCCTTTTGAGAACTTAAAGAACTCAGCAACTAACTTAGGACACTACTTAGGTTATGAGGGGACTAGTGAAGAACTAGCTCCTTTTGCTACGTCTGTTCTAAACATGATTGATGAGCCCTCTACACAAGCAGGTAAGATAGCTGAGACAGGTAGTCAAGTTGTGTCAGCAATACTAACAACTAGAGGAGTAGGAGGTACAACATTTACAGGCTCTATGGTTGCTGGTGCTGGTATGGACTTCATGATATGGGATAAAGATGATGGTAGATTAGCAGATGTATTATCTGATGCTGATGTACAGGGTTCTTTAATTGAATACCTTAAACACGACCCTAGTGATACAGTATTTGAAGATAACTTTAAACATGTTATTGAGGGTGCTTTAATGGGTGTAGCTACTGAAGCAATGATTAAGACTGTTGTTGCTGGATATAAATCAAGTAAAGCTGTGCTATGGGCTAATAAGACTAGTGATGAAGTAATTAAGACTGTTGATGGTGTAGCTGATGAAGCTATTGTACCTCAGGCTAAAGCTCCTGTAGAGGAGGTAGTACCTAGTAGCGTAGAAGTAGACCCTACTAAAATAGTAGATGGCATTAAGCCTCCAGAAACAGCCTTTAACTACTCTAGGGTAGAGGTAGATGATACCAGTAAATCTATTCTAGAATCAATGACTAAGTCTAGTGAGTTTGAGGAATACTTTAAAACTGGAGTTAAACCTCAAGAGTTAACTGAAGCTGAGGCTAATATATTAGTTACAAAGATAGGTGATGATTATCTAGACTTCGCTACACAGTTAGTTAAAGATACTGAAGATATGGATGTTAAATTAATAGCTATGAAGAAAGTAATGGCCAATAAGATACAATCTATTAGTACTAGAATTAATCAAGTAGACGCTACAGATAGAGGCGAACTATTAAAGTCTTTATCAGAGTTTCAAGAACTATGGACAATAGCTGGAGGAACTAAAGCAGTACAAGTTGCTGGTGCTAGAACCACAGCCGCTGGACGTATAGGTATCATACCTAAAGATGTTATGGCAGCTATAGATGAGGTAGCTGAGTTTGCTCCTGATGCTTTAAATAAAGAGCTAGATAAATTTATCGATGCTGCCACAGCTACTAGAATACATAAAGCACTACAGGATTTTGTTGATGTTGAGAAAGAAGTGACACTTCATAAGACTATGGCTGATTTAGATGCAGCGGATGGTTTCTTAACAAAACTAGCTAACGTATTATTAGAGACACGTACTGCTGGTATCCTATCATCTCCTGTTACATTAGGAGTGAATGTTATAGGTAATGCTAGTGTTATGGCTCTACGTAGTGTTGAATACTATATGGCTGGTGCTATTGGTAAGGTTACTGGAGCTACAGATAGATTTGTTATGGACGAGCTGAATGCTTTAAGTAATGGTATGTTTACATCTACTAGAGAAACATTTAAAGGTTTAGGTAAAGCGCTTAAACAAAGTAAGTATGGAGCTAAAGTAGTTGAAGACACCTTAGAAGAAAGTTACTTAGATAGTTTCCAGAAGTATGATACAGGCTCATATAGAGCTGTTAGTAAAGAGTATATGTTAGGTGACACAGCTAATGCTGGTATTATTAAACAAGGCTTAGGCCAAGTAATTGATACTGCTGGAGCTGTTATTAGAGCACCTTATCACGCACTAGGATTTACAGATGATTTATTTAAACGTAGTATATATAACGGACAGATAACATATATAGCAACTAGAGAAGCTAATAAGTTAGGTTTAACTGGACAAGCTAAACAAGACTTCATTGGGGAGGTAGTGTTAGCACATCAAACTTTATTTATGAAGAAGGGCTCTGAGCTATCAACAGAAGCTAAAGGCTTAATTAATAAACACATCAAGTCTAATGATGGTAAGTTTCATCTTGAAGCGTTAGAACGCTCTAGGGAATACACATTCCAAGAAGAGATTAGAGGAGCTCAAACAGACTCAGCTATCAACAGAACACTTAACCATATAGATAAAGCTAGAACATCATCACCATATGGACAATTCATTGTTCCTTTCTACAGAACACCAGTTAATATCCTTAAGTGGGTAGGTAGACGTACACCTGGAATACATAAGTTATCACAACGTATGACTGATGATATAGCTGCTGGTGGGAGACGGAAAGCATTAGCACAAGCTAAGCTAACTATGGGTACATCACTATATGCACTAGGCGGGTATCTAGCATATAATGGTATGACTACTGGTACAGCTCCTGCTAACGAAAGAGAAGCATGGAAGACCGCTGGTATAGTTGAAAATAGTGTTAGGATTGGTGATACATGGATACAATATAATAGAGCAGACCCTATTGGTATGTTCTTAGGTGTTACTGCTGACCTTAATATGTTCCATCAAGATATGGTTAGACGGGGTTATGATACTCAAGAAGGCTACTATGAACACTTTGATGAGGTATCTGGAGCAGTAATTACAGCCTTTACTAATAATATTATGAATAAGACTTGGGTTAAATCGCTAGATGATTTAATGAAAGCTATTGAGTATAAAGACCCTGGATATTTCTCTAATATGACAGCTACACTAGCTCCATACTCTAGTGCCTCTAGGTGGCTACAAGCAGGTGAGTACCATAAAGAAGCTAAAGATGTGTTTGAGAAGTTTAAGAAAGCATATGCTCCTAACACTTTAAGAGATGCTTTAGATATCTTTGGACTACCTATGGAGAATGTAACAATTGCTGGTGTTAAAGCTGGTAAGCCTTCTAAGAGTAAAGTTAGACAAGAGATAATGAGGCTTAAGATGCCTATCAGTAAGTTTGGTAAGGACCTTACATTTAAAGGTACAACTATTGAGTTAGAACCTAAAGATCACTGGAGACTACAGAGGTTAATTGAATCTAAGTTTAAACTAGAAGAGAACCTTAATAAGGTATTATCTAGTAGGGATTATAAGAAAGCAGTTGATGGTATAGGCTTTAGTGTTAAAGGCACTAAGAAGTGGTATATTAATAACACTATAAATAGTATTAGGGATAAAGCACGTAAGTATTTTATAGCTAAGAATCCTGAGCTCCTAAAGAAATATAACGAAGAGCTCCAAATTAATATAGACTCTCTTAGTAATAAGAATAAAGGACTATATGAAAGATGGTTAAATAATGGCAAATAATAAAGCAACAATAGAAGCCCTTGATGGGTTACATGGGAAGATGGCTGAGTACTTTATCAGCCGTCTAAACCAGACAGAAGAGGTACTACCTCCAGGTGAACTAAGTGCTATACTTAAGTTCTTAAAAGATAACTGAATTACAGCTGACATAGCTGAAAGTAAACCAATGCAATCATTAATAGCTCAGTTCGCAGCTAATGAAGAGATGTACGAGACGGCTTAAATGTCTTAAGAGGTACTAGGAGTAGGGTAACAATAGTTATGCCCTCCTGGTGCTTCCTATGGTCATTTAAAGCATATAAAAAGAAGGAGATAACATGACAGAAGAAAGAATGAAGTTACTGGTACAGAGTTTCCCAGACTTCCTAGACTACACATTTAATTGTATTAGTCTACCAAATGCTACACCACTACAGAGGGATATAGCTAAGACACTACAGGAAGGTAATAGAAGATTATTAATTGAAGCCTTCAGGGGTATAGGTAAAACATACATTACAGGATGTTATGCAGGATGGAGACTATTACGTAATCCTAATGAGAAGATACTTATTGTATCGGCATCTGGTTCACACGCTACAGCCATATCAACATTCATACATAAGCTACTAGCTACGGTACCATTGATGGAACACCTACAACCTAGATCAGATCAACGTAACTCAGTTATGTCATTTGATGTTAATGGTTGTGAAACTACTGTACAGCCTAGTGTTAAGTGTTTAGGTATTACTGGTTCACTCCAGGGTAATAGAGCCTCACTACTGATTGCAGATGATGTTGAAACAAGTATTAACTCCGCTACAGAAATGATGAGAGCGAAAATAATACAACAGATAAATGAGTTCGACTCAATCCTACAGACGGATGGGGATGCCTCTATCGTAGGACTAGGTACACCTCAAACAGGAGATAGTGTATATAATAGGTTTGTGGACAAGGGGTTCTTAGTAAGGATATGGCCATCAAGAATACCAGCTGATCCTATGATATATGAGGGTAGATTAGCTCCATATATTGAGATGTTAGCAGGTGACATAGGTGACCCTACAGATGTTAGGTTTAGTCATGAGGATCTCCTAGAGAGAGAAGCATCAGTAGGGAAGTCATACTACAACCTACAGTATCAATTAGATACAACATTAAGTGATGCAGATAAGTACCCATTGAAGCAGGAGGATCTAATCGTATCAGATATTGATACGATAAAGGGTCCAATATCAATGGGATATAGTTCACAACGTAAGGACTTAATTGATCTACCTAACCTTGGATTCACAGGAGACTGTATGTTTGGTCCTGGTCGTATTGATGAAGACTACACAGACTATCACTATAGTATCATGTCTATTGATCCCTCAGGTAGGGGGAGTGATGAGATGGGGTATGCAGTAATGAAGTACCTACATGGTAAGATCTATGTGGTGGATGTAGGGGGCCTACAAGGTGGATACAAGGATGAGAACTTATTTAAGCTAGCTCACATCGCTAAGGTACACAATGTAAACACAATCTATACAGAGAGTAACTTTGGGGATGGGATGTTTGATCAACTACTACAACCTATCTTAAAGAAGGTACACCCTGCTACCATAGAAGAGGTAAGAAGTAGTAAGCAGAAGGAACTACGTATTATTGATACAATGGAACCACTACTTAATCAACACAGATTGGTATTTGATAAGACTATGGTTAAGAAGGACATTGAAGGAGCATTAACTGATGCACAGAAACTACCTTACTCATTGATATATCAGATGACACACATCACTAGACAACGAGGATGCTTAAGACATGATGATAGGCTGGATGCATTATCTATTGGGTTGCAGCAGTTGGTAGAGACAGTAGGGGTGGATGAAGATGACATGGTTAAGGACTATAAGGAGGAGCAGTTAGATGCTACTCTTGATAAGTGGATGGAGGACATGGAGAGCTGGATACCTGGTGCCGCTGGTAGTAGGTAATGCACAGACGACACAAAACACAGGTATTGGTAGTAGGTAGGTACGATGGGTAGGGGGCTGGAGGTAGTTTTATACCTCTAGTTGTTGCAGATACCGAGAAAGATGTTACAGGGGGTTGGGGGTTAATTACATATATGTCATGAGTTATAGCCTTATGTAGGTTTACCTGTGTTTAGAGTGTTGAGTCATGAGATCTATGTTTTGTGTCCCCCAACTTGTGTTCATACTTGTGTTCAGGGTCTCAAGGTAGTTTCAAATAATGTTGGGAATTTGTAAGGGGGTATATATACATAGCCACCCCCACTGCTTCCCCCATCGACCCAACATGTGTTCATACTTATGTGCAAGGTATCGCCAACACTACCGCTCCTACCTGTGTGCAACTTGTGTTCAGACTACTGCTCCAACACTTATGTCTATATATGTATATGTGTTATCTGTC